ACATTCACGCAGATGGTGACGAAGGTGATATCCAATTTATTGACTCTAATCCAAAGTATGTGAATGATATGCCTTTCTTTAACTCTAGAGCAAGAACTGACTTTAGAATAAGACCAAAGACAGGAAGTTTAATTCTTTTTCCATCTGGTGCTATGCATATGGTAGAACCTAACTTTACTGACAAAAGAAGATACTCTATATCTTTCAATGTAGATTGGCATGCAACCATACCTATCAAACCTGGAGATGTGCCTGACTCTCCAGTTCCAGAAGATGAAAATGTTTTCGAAATAGACTTCAACACAGGTAATCCTATTATAAATAAGTAGGTATAAACGGAGATAAGATGCCATTAGAACCAGAACTTCTCTGGAATATCTTTCTATCCTTTATTATTGCACCTGTGGCATTCATCGTTCGAAATTTGATGAATGAGTTAAAAAGAGTAGATATTTTAGTAAACAAAACACGCGAAGAGATCGCGAAAGATTATGTGTCTAAGAATGAATTTGAAAAGTCATTTGAAAGAGTCATGGATGCTATAGATCGCATCGATACTAAGTTAGATAGATTAACTTTTAGGGACTAAATTCGTATAAATAGTAATGGAGACATTACTATGGCAACACCAAATTCAAGATCTACCTTTAAAGATTACATCAAAAGGCAACTAGGATATCCTGTCCTAGAAATCAATGTAGACGATGATCAATTCGACGATAGAATTGACGATGCTCTACAGTATTTCTCTGAGTACCATTACGATGGTGCTATCAGAACTTATCTAAAACATCAAGTAGATTCTTCATGGTTAACTCAATTTGAGTCAGACAGTACTCAAAATGCTTCCACCACTGGATCTCATGACTATTCTGGTCAAACTTTTGGTGAACAGCAAAACTATCTAGTGATGCCAGAATCAGTATTATCAGTATTAAGAATCTTCCCATTCAACGATAGAAACGCAATGGACATGTTTGACATTCGTTATCAATTACGATTGAATGACTTGTACGATTTACAATCTACATCTGTTCTATATTACGAACAATTACAGCAACATCTAAACTTATTAGACATGACTCTAGTGGGTCAAGTTCCTATTAGATTCAACAAACATCAGAATAGATTATACTTAGATATGGATAATGCTAGAGTAACAGCAGGAGAGTACTTCCTTATAGAGTGTTATCGTAAAATCGACCCATCTACTTTTACAGATGTCTACAATGACATATGGTTAAAGAAATATGCCACAGCATTGGTTAAAAAGCAATGGGGTCAAAACTTATCAAAATTTGAAGGAATATCACTTCCAGGTGGTGTCACTCTAAACTCAACAAAGATTTTGGATGAAGCAACTCAGGAAATCGAAAAATTAGAAGAAGAATCAAGAAACAACTACGAGTTGCCACTTGATTATATGATAGGATAATATCATGCCAACCAATGTGTTTTTTAATCATGCAGTTGATACAGAACAAATGCTCATGGAGGATTTGGTCGTAGAATCATTACGCATGTATGGGCACGAAATCTTTTATCTCCCAAGAGAAGTAACTGAACAAGAAGATATATTCTTAGAAGATGTTCGCAGTACTTTTGGCGATTCTTATTCAATAGAAGCATATATTGAAAACACAGAAGGGTTTGAAGGAGAAGGAGATCTCTTTAGTAAATTCGGTGTAGAGATCCGAGACCAAGCAACATTTATCATCTCATTACGATCATGGGAAAGGTTTATCTCATTGGATGAAAACTTAGCAACAAGTTGGAGACCTAACGAAGGAGATCTGATCTATTTCCCACTCTCAGGTTCAATGTTTGAAATCAAATTTGTAGAACATGAGAACCCATTCTATCAATTAGGTAAATTGTTTGTGTTCAAATGTCAATGCGAACTTTATGAATACAATCAAGATGACTTTGATACTGGAGTTGCAGGTATAGATGATGTAGAAGCATCTAATGCTTATTCAATTAAGTATAATATGAACAGTGGTAATTCTATAGCATTTACTGCAGGTGAACAAGTTAAACTGTATGGAACTAACACAGTCGTCGGAGAGGTTCAAAGTTGGGATGGAACTACTAATGTGTTGTATCTTATGAATTTGACAGGTCAAACTGTAACTGCTGGATCAACACGATTTGTAGGAGTAGATTCAGGTGCTACCTGGACTGTTAATACTGTAGGTGATGAATTAGAAATGATAGAAGATGAGTTGGCACAAAACCAAGACTTTGAAACTACAGGTGATAGTTACTTAGATTTCAGTGAGACAAACCCATTTGGTGAAGTATAATGTTCGGAACTTATTTTTATCATGAGACAGTTAAAAAATCAGTATCAGTTTTCGGTACTTTGTTCAACAACATAACTGTTAAGAGAGTAAAATCTGACAACACAGTATTACAAACACTCAAAGTTCCATTAGCATATGGACCAAAACAAAAATGGTTAGCAAGAATTACAGCAGAACCTGATCTCAATGATCTTTCTAGATCTGCAATCTCTTTGCCTAGAATGGCATTTGAGTTGACAGGATTTACATACGATTCTGCTCGTACTTTGAATAGAAACATTCGAATGGTGAAAGATATAACTTCTGGCGATGTAGACGGAACGAATCCGACTAGAGGATATCAGTATGTACCTGCACCATACAACCTAAACTTTACACTATCTATTATGGCAAGAAACCAAGAAGATGCTCTACAAATAGTAGAACAGATTTTGCCATACTTCCAACCAGAATATACTGTTGCTATGTCGACAGTACCACAAATGTCAGATGTTAGAGATATACCAATCATATTAGATAGTATCTCACAATCTGATAGTTATGAGGGTGACTACTTAAGTCGTAGAATCCTTACTTATGATTTAACATTCACTATGAAAACCTTTTTCTATGGACCTGTTGTATCTGGCAAAGTTATTACTAAAGTTGAAGAAGGAATTTATATTGGATCTGGAACTGTTGCTTTTACTGGAACCACTCAAGATGAAGCAGGACTAGTTAAGAAAGTTAGACATTATGAACCTGGAGTTTCTGTAACTGTAAATGGTGCTGTGAATAATACTAATGCAGTTATATTGGATTCAGTTCCTACTGGAGTTGCTGTAGGTTATCGTGTGTTCGGTACAGGCAATGCAAGCAACCCAACTATTAGCAGTATAAATAGTCTTACACTTACACTAAGTGATAGTGTAACCCTTACAGACAATCAACAACTTATTGTAGTTGGTGGTGTAGATCCTGATGACACTTTCATAGTGGCAGAGGATGTAAACTTTTATGAAGAATATACACCAAGCACCTATAGTGATGAAGATTATACATAATGAAAAAATATGAGCAAAATAGACGATAAACTTAACGATCTTCTCGATATTAACACCGAAATAGACGAAACTCAGAAGAAATTACCCACCATTTTTAAAGACCCCGATAAAAGGTTAAAGGAAGCAGATAAAGATGCGACTTATGGTAGAGAGGTGTTATACAACTTAGTCGAACGAGGGCAAGATGCTGTAGATGGTATCTTAGAACTTGCTAAAGAAACTGAGCATCCAAGAACTTATGAAGTTGCTGGACAGTTAATCAAAACTGTAGGTGAAACTGCAGAGAAACTTTTAACTCTACAAAAACAGATAAGGGAATTAGAAAAGACGGATAGTCCTCAAGAATCTCCAGGAACAGTTAACAATAATCTATTTGTAGGTAGCACTGCCGAACTACAAAAATTTTTAAAGGATAGAATGAAAGATGGGTGAAAGAAAAGCAGAAATTAGAACAGTAGAGATCTATGTAGTAGATCTTTATGAAGATGGTAAATTGGTAGAAGAAAGGCATCTTCCAGGAAAGAGTTTTCATTATGCTGAAGATGTACAAACCAATTGGGAAAATGGTATTATAAAAATAGATGAGTGAAGGATATCTAGGAAACCCTCGTGTTAAGCGAGCAGGTGTACAAGATCAATGGACAGAGGAGATGGTGCTTGAGTACCAACGATGTCTAGAGAGTCCAGCACATTTTATTCAAAACCACATTCAAATTATTTCACTTGATGAAGGATTGGTTCCTTTCCATCTGAGAGGATACCAAGAGGGATTGGTTAATCATTTTGATGAGAATCGATTCAGTATTGTATTAGCATGTAGACAAAGTGGTAAGTCGATTACTGTTTGTGCGTACTTATTATGGTTCGCATTGTTTCATCCAGAGCAAACGATCGCAGTCTTAGCAAACAAAGGTGCTACTGCTAGAGAGATGTTGGCAAGGATAACAACCATGCTTGAGAACATTCCTTTCTATTTGCAACCTGGAACTAAAGTATTAAACAAAGGAAGTATAGAGTTTGAAAACAATAGCAAAATTATTGCTTCAGCAACATCTGGTAGTTCCATTCGTGGTCTCTCTGTTAATTTACTCTATCTTGATGAGTTTGCCTTTGTAGAAAACGCAGAAACATTCTACACCTCTACTTATCCTGTTGTTACATCAGGTTCTAAGTCTAAGGTGATTATCACATCAACAGCAAATGGTGTGGGTAATATGTACCATAAAATTTATATGGGTGCGATGAATGGTACTTCTGAGTACAAGCATTATCAAATCGATTGGTGGGATGTGCCTGGAAGAGACGAGGAATGGAAGAAATCAACCATTGCGAATACTTCTGAGATGCAGTTTGAGCAGGAGTTTGGAAACAGTTTCTTAGGAACAGGTAATACATTGATCAATGCTAATACTTTATTGGGTATGATGGCAGAAGATTGTGAGTGGCAAAAAGATAACTGCAAGGTGTATCGTCAACCTATCGAAGATCATAAATATATCATGACTGTAGATGTTTCTATGGGTAGAGGACAAGACTATTCCACATTCACAGTTTTTGATATTACACAGCAACCCTTTGAGCAGGTAGCAACTTATAGAGATAATATAATCAGTCCTCTACTGTTTCCTGACATAATAGCAAAGTATGCAACTGCTTATAATAAAGCACTTGTTATCATAGAGAACAACAATGAAGGATCAGTTGTATGTAATCAACTGTTCTACGATATAGAATATGAAAATGTATTCTTAGAGAGTACCATCAAAGCAAAAGGCATTGGTGTTACAATGACCAAGAAAGTAAAAAGGATTGGTTGCTCTACAGTAAAAGAATTACTCGAAGAGGGTAAACTACTCCTCCACGATAGTAATACAATACAAGAATTTACCACATTTGTTTCTAAAGGACAGTCTTGGGAAGCAGATGGTGGTAATCATGACGATTTGGTTATGAATTGTGTAATGTTCGCATGGTTTGCGACTACACCATTCTTTGAACATCTCTCAGATATAGAACTTAAAAAGATGATATATCTAGAGCAACAAAAACAAATAGAGGAGGAAGTGCTTCCTGCAGGGGTCTTTGGAGATCCCGATAGGTATGTAGAACCTCCCATAACACGCGATGCAGACGGCAATACATGGGTTCAAGATGACTCTAATGATGATCCTTATGATCCTTTAAAAAACTGGTTGTAAGATCAAAAAAGTTATAAATAATCTTTGAAATCTGACTTTGCGGTCGCATATAGGAGAAAATAACATGGCATTTCAAGTATCACCTGGAATACAGGTAAAAGAAGTAGACTTGACTAATGTTGTGCCTGCAGTTTCAAGCACTACAGGTGCTTACGCAGGTAATTTCCGATGGGGACCTGTTGATGAAGTGACAACTATTACTAGTGAATCTTTATTAGCAGAAACTTTCGGTCAGCCAGCCAATACAAACGCATCAGCAGAAGAGTTTTTCTCTGCTGCAGGTTTCCTAAACTATGCTAACGATCTAAGAGTAGTTCGTGTTGCAACAACAGGGTTGTATTCTGCTAACACTAGTGGAGCAACTACATCATTACTAAAGAACAGCGATCAATATGTTGCTTCTTACAGAGATGGTGATTTAAACGGAACTGTTGGTGCATGGACTGCTAGATATGCAGGTGCTTTAGGAAACTCAATCAAGGTGTCTGTTTGTGCTAGTTCAAATGCATTCTCGGAAGATAATGTAGATACTACTGCAGCATCAAATGCTGTAGGTGCTACATCTATCACTTCTGTGAGTGATGCAGATGCTAACTTTTTAGTTGGCGATAAGATCTGGTTTGCTGGCGATGACAGTCAAAAATATAAAGTTACAGCAGTTGCTGCGACTAGTTTGACTATCGAAGCATTAGGACAACCATCAGGAACAGGATTAGTCTCTGCAGTCGATGGTTCATCTGTTGCAGTAAATATCTCAAGAGAATGGGAATTTGCTACTAATTTTGATAAGGCACCTGGAACATCAGCACAGGCAACTGCTGCTGGTTCATCTAATGACCAATTACATGTATGTGTAGTTGACGAGGATGGATTAATTACAGGCACTGCTGGTACAATATTAGAAAAGTTCGCATTCCTTTCGAAGGCATCCGACGCGACAGACACTTTTGGTTCATCTAACTATTATAGAGATGTAATCGAAAGATCTTCCGAATACATTTGGTGGACAGGACACGATACAGATATAGTATCTGGTGCTGCAGAAGAAAGA